TGAAAAGGACATTGACGAAAAGTTAGACATCTATCAACAACCATATCGTCAAATTTGCGCTACTTTGTTTGATAGAAAAGATGCATACGATAGGTTAGCCGAACAAGGTCATATTGAGTTTATATCAACATCCTTTATACGCGGTATGTCATTTGACGATGCAATTATTATTGTCGATGAGATGCAAAATATGAATTTTGAAGAGATTGATACTGTTATGACCCGGGTAGGTTATAGGTCAAAGATTATCTGGTGTGGAGACTATAGACAGACAGACCTAAATAAGAAGAAGACCGATGTGAGTGGTATTCTTAAGTTTTTTGATATTGCCTATCACATGGGTGCATTTACTAAAATAGAATTTGAAGCGGCTGATATTGTGAGAAGTTCTTTAGTTAAAGACTATATATTGGCTAAGATTAGATACGAAGACATGGAGAATTAAATGAGTTTTGATTTCGAATTTACTGAAAGTCATGTAAGAGAATTACTACCACGTGCATTAGGGGGACCTGATGACTGGTATGAAAGTATGTGTGAGGCTTTACCTCAGTACGGTATTACAACGGTACCAAGGGTTGCTTCTTTCATTGCGCAATGTGCACACGAGTCTGGGGGCTTCTCAATGCTTGAGGAAAACCTTAACTATAAAGCAGCTACATTGACAAGGATATGGCCTCAACGGTACCCGGCTGGAGTGGCGGAGCAATATGCAGGTAAGCCTGAACTTATTGCTAATAAATCATACGGCGGTAGAATGGGTAACGGGCCTGAGGCGTCTGGTGATGGTTGGAAGTTCAGAGGCCGCGGGCTCCTTCAATTGACCGGTAAAGATAACTACCGTAATTGTTCAAGGTTTATGTTTCAGGATGAAACGCTATTAGATAATCCTGATATTCTTTTAGATGCTTATTATGCTATTCACTCTGCCTGCTGGTTCTGGCATAAGAATAATCTTAACCAGTACGCCGATTCTGGCGACTTCGTTATGATGACTAAAAAGATTAACGGTGGTACTATTGGTCTAGAAGATCGTAAGAAACATTTTGCCCACGCAGTTGAAGTATTATCAGGACACCATTAAAATAACGTATGTTTAATCATGTAAAGCTTGACCGTGAAGTCCCCAAACTACAACAACTGAACGAAAATGGTACTCGGTACTATGTTACCCCAGAAGGTAATAAGTACCCTTCTATCACCACCGTTCTGGCCGCATACAACATAGGTTATATTATGGAGTGGCGCAAGAGGGTGGGTGAAGAAGAGGCTAATAAGATATCACAAAAGGCATCTGGTCGTGGTACCCGTATTCATACTTTGTGTGAGCAGTATATTGATAATAAAGTACCTGCATTTAAGAGTCCTCTAGATCAAGAACTGTTTAATAAATTTAAACCTACGTTACATAGAATTAATAACGTATACGCTCAAGAGCTACGAATGTACTCTGATCATTTACGTATTGCTGGTACTGTGGATTGTGTAGCAGAATTTGATGGGGTCTTGTCAGTTATTGACTTTAAAACAGCTAAACGGCTTAAAAATAAAGAAGATATCGAGAATTATTTTATGCAATGCTCAGCCTACGCTATTATGTTTGAAGAGCAGTTTAAGATCCCGGTTGCTCAAACCGTGGTTGCAATTGCAGTAGACGATGAAGAGCCTCAGGTGTTTGTTGAACGTAGAAATACCCACGTAAAGCGTCTAATGTACTTTCGGGACCTCTACGAAAGAAAGAGTGGATTAGTTGTTGCCTAGCATGTATAATCCATATGTGGGCGGTTGAGAATTAGGTCTCCTAAATAAGATTACGATCGTATGAAGTTAATCGAAAGTAGTTCTGGACAGGAGTGCAAATCTCCTCAGGTCCACCATAAGGTCTTAGAACCAATACCTCCAACGACATGTTGTGGTAGAGGATGCGAACATTGTGTTTGGTTAAGTTATTTCGAAGCACATAACGCATGGAAGAGTCTTTATGATGGGCCTGTTCTAGATTCGACAGGGCAATAAGTACAAAGATGGACGATCCGACAGAGTTGTCGTTAACACTAAACAAAAACAAATGCTAACGATGAAAAGTACGCATTAGCAGCCTAAACGCTGCTTAGGGTTTCGGTAGGTTTCCTCGTAACAGAATAACCTACCATTTTCTAACACTCATACACACAAAGGAGATTATTATGAGTAACATGACCCCCTTCGAGATTCGTCTCGAGCTTCTCAAAATGGCCAAAGATATGCTTGGTGACGATTACTACGGTAAGCGTGAAGTAATATCTAACGACTGGGCCACAAAGGTAGAGACGGCTAAACACGCCGGTCAAACGCCTCCAGAGCATCCAGGCTATCCAGCCTATCCCTCAGAAATAGATATCATTGCAAAGGCTCATGTCTTAAATGGTTTCGTTTCTAACATCCCTCAAGATAATATTAAGACTATTAGTAAGAAGTAATCTGAAGGTAAGGGCTCTTGTTAACTCAGGAGCCTCCTTAATAAGGAAAACCAATGGTAAAAACTTTTAATCTATTTTTAAAAATAGGTCTTGTGGTATTAATGGTATTTTTAGTTACCAAATTTACCGCCAGTAGAATCCAATATCATAATACCAAGCAGTATAACGGTACCCCAATTACGATGGAGGAAAGAGATAGACAGTTAACTTGTCTTGCAAAGAACATCTATCACGAGGCGGCTACAGAGCCCTTTGAAGGTAAGGTTGCAGTCGCACAAGTTACATTAAACCGGGCAGAGTCAGGTAAGTTCCCTTCTGATATCTGTAACGTAGTATATCAAAAGAATGTAGTCTACGGTAGAGTCATTTGCCAGTTCTCATGGTACTGCGAAAGTGGTCCTAAAGTAAGATCTAATGCTCATTACAAAGAGTCAATGGAGGTGGCTAAGAAGGTACTTCTAGAAAACTTCAGATTACCCTCAATGCATAAGGCAATGTATTATCATGCCGATTATGTAAACCCTAATTGGAATCTTCCAAAGATTAGTCAAATCGGTCGTCATATATTTTACGGTGAGAAAAATGGAAAAATTTAACCAATTAAAGAATCAAGTATTCTCTTACTTCGAAGGCTTTACAAAAGCCACAGCCGATACGTTTGCATGGATTAGTGTTGTGGTAATGATCGGTGCAACCATTCCAGGCTTTATTGCCGTTATGGCAGGTGCAACAGATAAGATGCCCCCACTAGATATAACGTTAATGCTATGGACGGGGCTGTTGCTTTATTTTGTAAAATCAGCTATACTTAAAGATATGCTGATGGTAGTGACAATTGGTTTTGGTTTCGCCATTCAAGCAGTTATGTTAGGCCTTATTTACTTTGTATGACAGACGAAAACGAACAACTGACCGATGCTCTTGTAATTACTAAACGATTTAGATCTCCTACTGAATTTAGTTTATACATTGATGAGCAGGTATCGGCATTTAAGATAACCTATATGGATGCAGTTATTAATTATTGTAATGAAAAAGAAATCGATATTGATAGTATCGGTTCATTGATTAATCAGAAGCTTCGAGAGAAGATTCAAATGGAAGCCGAACAGGCTAACATGATTAAACCCCGAGGACACTTACCTGTATGATTATGGCTCCCTTTGAAGTCTATCGTTATTATTTGGCATTACGCTTACATTTTACGACGGATAGTTATGATGTAATTAAACAGCAGGGACGTGTTCGTGCTACTAAGAATTCCTTTCTTAAACGAAAAGATCTTCTATCAATTAACCGAGTTGCGGAAACGTATTCGGATAAAGATATTGTAGACTTCTTAGTTGCCAATTTTGTGTCCGGTGATAGATGGGGCGGAGTATTTGACGTAGAAGCCAAAGACCGTTACCAGGGATGGAAGAAACGTATAGAATCTATCTCATATACGTTTAAAAAAGAACTAGATAAGGCTGTATTGTTTGCCGATAAGAACAGTATTACCTTTGACGGTATCTTCGAATGCAATAATGGGCAACACCCACCTATTGTAAAAATGTATCTTCGGAACGATATCTCAATTGAGACTCTTGTAATCCTGAATAAGCTAAATAATTTTACTGATCAACTAGATCAGGACCTGAAAGATGATTTAGTCTGGCCGGATACATCAAGAATTATCAAGAAGTATTCACCTTTTCTAGAAATTAAAAAAGACAAGTACAATGAAATTTACCGAAGAGCAATTGGACCTTTCTGAAGCCCGTATTACGGAGATTGAAAAGTCTATTTGTATCATGCAAGACAGTATGACAGAACTGTCCGAACATATTAGAGAAACCCAACGATATTTGATTAAACTTGCACATCACCAGTCCGAGATTACGAAACGTATTTCAGCCTGGCCGTTTATTGCAGTTGATAGTAACAGAGATGAAACGTAAAAATTTTGAGATCGATTACGACAAGAAGGTACGTAAGGTTACTAAAGGTGTCGATAAGAGTGGCAAATATCGAAAGAGCATATATAATATGTTAGAAGAGGAGGATGAAAGTCCCGATCTTAATAACGGTGATGTAGATAATTATGATGATCTAGATGATGACGAATAATAAAAATACAACACTAATACAACGCTATACTACGCATACAAGGAGAAAATTATGGCATTAGATTTTAATTCTATGAAGAAGAGTACCGGTGGTTTCGACAAATTGATGAAAGAAGTCGAGAAGATTGCAACACCCCAGACTCAAGACAACGCAAAAGATGACCGCTTCTGGCAACCGGAAGTAGATAAAGCCGGTAATGGCTACGCAGTCATTCGATTCCTACCACCATCAGCAGGCGAAGAGCTACCCTGGGTTCGTATTTGGAACCATGGCTTCCAAGGCCCTACAGGTAAGTGGTACATCGAGAACTCTCTCACAACCCTGGGTAAAGCCGATCCCGTTTCTGAACTCAATACTGAGTTGTGGAATTCTGGTATCGAGGCTAACAAGGATCTGGTACGTAAGCAAAAACGTCGCCTGACCTATGTTGCTAATATCTACGTGGTTAAAGATCCTGCACACCCTGAGAATGAAGGTACGGTCAAACTGTATAAGTTCGGTAAGAAGATCTTTGATAAGATTAAGGATGTGATGCAACCTCAATTTGAGGATGAGGATCCAGTTAATCCTTTCGATTTTTGGAAGGGTGCTAACTTTAAACTTAAGATTCGTAATGTTGAAGGTTATCGTAACTACGATAAGTCTGAATTTGATTCAGCAACACCTTTGGCAGATGATGATCAAATGGAGTCAATCTGGAAGAAGCAACACTCATTAGCTGAGTTTGTTGACCCTAAAAACTTTAAGTCATATGACGAGTTGAAAGCAAAGCTTCAAATGGTTCTGGCTGCTACAGGTGCATCTGCACCCCGTGCTGAAGCTACAAGCCTTGATGAAGATATGCCTAAGCCGGTTGCAGCAAAACCTGCCGCCAAGCCTAAGGCTGATTTCGATAACGTAGATGATTCTCTATCTTATTTCGCCAAGTTGGCGAATGATGATTAATTAGGTAGTCCTAGCCCGATCCTGGATACTCGTTACCATTAGTAACTTAGGTCCAGGTAGGGTGACGAGCTAATTAGATTTTAGTGTAACTTTAATTTAATTTTTTGGAGATTTTTATGAAGAATATTTTTGCAATTGTTATCTCTACGCTTGCTTTGACTGCCTTTGCCGCCGATGGTATTGGTCCTAAGAAGCCTTGTAAAGAAGGTCAGACGGAGGCAGATGGCTGCCACGTTGTGAAGAAGGCGGAAAAGAAGCCAGTAGAGAAGAAGGCAGACGCAAAGCCTGCTGAAAAGAAAGCGGCTGAGAAGCCTGCAGCAAAGCCTGCAGATAAGCCAGCTGAGAAGAAGTAAAGAAAAGGGGCTTAATGCCCCTTTTTTATTAGTATACCGATATACGGCTTGTATATCGATCTAATGCAGATCCAGTATATTCAGGCCTTGGAGCTGCTTTCATTGGTACAAATTTAGTAGTACCTGCATTATTAACATTATTAGATACGACGGTATTATTACCACCTCCGCTCGTACTGGCTTCTCTAGACATGTCAGCATTTTCGGTAGAGGTCTTAGCAACTTCCGATCCTGCAGATTTACGTTGATCTGCATACTTAGCTTCAATTTCTGGGCTGTACTTATTACCTGAAGCCTTACTCATCTCCATAACAGCCATTTGTTTGTCAGATAATTTCTCTCCTACTTCTTCACCTGCTATACGAGTCTTAGATTCACTGGACGTAATAGGTACAGGAGTAGGAATAGTAGTTTCAGGTTTCTTTTTTTCACCAAAGCCAAAAAAGTCTTTAACTGCAGAACCTGCTTTATGTATACCCTGAGATGCAGACTTTTCATCAAGTAATCCAAACGTTAGACCAGATGCTACACCACCTAAAGTAGATGCAACTTTTTGACCTGTTGTTGCTTCTTTACCTTCCTCAACATCAAAATTCTCATTAGTGTTCTGATATCCACTTACACCACTGTATGCGGCTCCTGCAATAGCGGCCGCAGGACCTAAGAATCTAGCTGCTTTACCTACACTACTAAGTATCCTACCACCAATACCTTTTTTACCAGGTTTATCTTTACCACCTCCGCCGGGTATCATACTTAGAGCTTCACTGGCTGCATCTCCTAAAGACTTACCTTCAGCAGGGGCAGCTGCTTCGGCAGAAGGGGCGCTTTTTTGTTCTACTATTTCTTTAGGTGTAGTTGGTGCTAATGCTTCTTTAACAGCATTAATACTTAACAACTGGGCTTGACCAACTGATAGTAAAGAACCAAGTGTAACACTGTTAGCTTTAATTTCTTTAAGTAGATCTTCTGAACCTGTAGCAGTTGTTACACTAGATGGATCTTGTTCTGCCTTACTAGAAACTTTACTTTCTATTTTATCTTTTTTTGTAGATTCTTTTTCTTTTTCATCTTTTTGGATTCTCGGATCCATATCAGCTAACTCTTTTTGAAGCTTAGCTAATTTTTTCTTTTCACCGGCTGGCGCAAATCCTTGCTCTTCAAATGGCTTTAAAACAGCTTTTTGTTGTTCAACTTCTTCTTGCTTTGCTTTAAGTTTGTTAAAAGCCTCAGCGCCAACTTCTTTACCGGTTTTTTTACCTTGCATTAAACCGCCTCTACCGGTCTTAGAAAATGCAGTAGCAAACCGTTCTTGTTCCACCGAGTAATCAGCCTTTGTGCTTAAAATGTCTTTAGCAGTTCCTAGGGCACCTTTAATAACTCCTTTAGAACTACCATAAGCTTTTTTAATTGCAGCCTCAGGGTCGCCCAGTGTATCAACAATACTTCCACTTACTTTCGCAAATTTGTTACCAGCACTTTTAACGCCTCCGACAACAGACTTAAGTTTTTCAGTTAGTGTTAGATTAGTTGCTGCTTTAGGTAGCCCGGCCGATACTGCGGACTCTTTACCGCTGATAGGGGTACCGGTAGAAGACTTCTTAATACTTTTTAAAGTATCATTTAAATCTTTAAGACCTTTAATAATTTTATTATTCTGGTCTTCATTTTTAACTGCATCTTTATTGATATCTTTATCAATATCTCTTTCGTATTTTAATTGACCTAATGTTAAACCATTACTAATTTTATTATTA